AAAGTAATGTTGTTAATCTTCTGCTGAACATTAACCAGATTTTCTAATTCTTCTACTGTAAGTTTTTTTACTTCAACAGTTTCTTCTTGTGGTAACTTTGTCTTTGCCATTTTTATTGGTTTTTAAATTGTTTTACATTAAATTGTTTACAAATATATAACTTATTTAGGATTTCCAAAAAGTTTTATCAATTATTTTACTACCATTGAAATTTTGAATAATCAAACCTTTCATGGTTTCAACATGTCTTTCTGATACATTACTTATAATATAATCTATAATTTCCTCTTTTGATAAACTTCTATAATCACCTGTTTCTACTTTACTATTAAGGTTTACTTCTTTTGGTAAAGAGATTGTTCCTGCCAAAGGATATTTTTGACCATTTAATGTACCAATAAATTCATAGGTTATTTGTGTAATAACGTTAGTTGAGTTGTTAATTTCAATATTTTCTAAATCCCAACTGTAAGTAATTTCTGGTACAATTGGTTTTTCAAATAAAGGTTTGATAATTTTAGTAATTATCTCAACTTCTTTAACTTCTTCTATAATAATTTCAGCAATTGGTTTTGCTTTAATTGGTTTTTTAATTACAGGTTTTTCAACCGGAATCTCTTTTATTGTAGCCTTTTTAACAACTTCTTTTGCAACTTCTTTTTTTGCAATAGGTATTTTGACAATTGGTTTTTTCATAACTCTATTTTTTATTTATATTAACATTGAAATTTATTTATTACAACACCTGAATTATTAGGATCAACTTCAAAAGTAAATGGTGATGGATTATTCATTATATCAGACATTCCCCAATATCCTTGATATGCTAGTGGTTGGAGACCACCAGAATCATTATATACTGTATCACCCATAGCAGGCAAAAGACCCGTTCCATTATGCCAAGCAAATTGATCAGCTGGTTGAAAACATTCATCAGGAGGATTAAATCCCGCATTAAGAGTTCTAAAAAATGGAGTTAGTCCTCCACCATATCCATAAAATTCAGATACAGCATCTGGACTAGAAAATCCTGCTTGAACAGACATAGCATTTAAAGAATTTGGAGGTCCTACAGCTAATTCATTAGCTATCATTGAAAAACTTAAAGGTCCGCTAGGTGGTAATGCCATATTTTATATTAATTTTCAAATGGTAAAGGTGGTGTAATATCTACTGGGTTTATAATCAATTCAATTTGATTATCTAAATCTATAGTTATTCCAGGAATATTTAAATAAGTTTCTATCCAACCAATTACTTGTTCTTTAGTTAATTCATCATAAGGAGTAAAATCTTCTTCACTTGGTGGTGGCACATATTGAGCTCCAAAAGCAGAAGCAGTTATGCCAGTTTCATTAGTAGCAGTATATTTCCAATGTACTGTGTATACAACATCTTGTAAATTATTTTCATTTATTTTGCAATCTAATGCGGAAATAGTCCAAGTATATGTGTTCATATTATTTTATTAATTTGTTTACTAGTTCTTTTAATTCATCTATTTGCTTTTGCTGTTCTTTTATAGCTTCAAACATTACAGCTACAGCATTTTGATATTTAACTGCTTTGGTTCCATCTTCATTAGTAATAACCAATTCAGGAAAAGCAACCTCTAATTCTTGTGCAATAAATCCAATATTGTCTTTACTATTACTATCAATTCTATCATACAATACACCTCTTGATTTTTGTACTCTTTCAATTACATTTTCAATAGGTCTAATATTTTCTTTTACTGATATATCAGAAAAAGCAACAATATCATTATCAGCATATATTGATACACCACCAACATCTGATCCCACATGCAATGGATAATCTGCAGCTGCACTAACACCTAAATAACCACTAAGTAATGCATTAGTTACAGTACCTGCATTATTACTATAAAAAATAGCAAATGCTGTACCAGCATCATTTGCAAGACTAAATGTTTTACCATTAGAAAAATATGTGCTATCATAAGTTTGAGTAAATGTAGTTGCACCATATCCCACATTTCTTGATAATCTAAATAGTTCAGTAGTACCTGCATTTGTTCCAGAAGATATATTAAACCTACCTACTGGACTTGCGGTATTTACACCTACACTTGTTCCATTATCAAAAATTTGAGAGTTTCCTACAGAAGCTGCTCCACTAAACTTTGATACATAATTTGTTGTACCTCCACCACTAATACCACCTCCAGCAGAACCGTTTGCGGCTAAAGTAATTCTACCTTGAGCATCTACTGTAATATTTGCGTTAGTGTAAGATCCTGCAGTAACTGCAGTATTAGCTAAGGCAATTGTTCCGGTTGATGTTATTGTACCTCCACTTAATCCTGTTCCTGCTGTAATACTAGTTACTGTACCTGTGTTAGTTGTATAACCACTAGGATTAGTTGAAGCGTAAGCACCTATCTCTGCAAGAGTCCAACTTACGTTTGCTGCACCATTAAAAGTTTTACCTGTACTGCCAATAGTCAAAGTTCTTGCTGTAGTTAGTGAAGCAGCAGAACCTGTAGTATTTTGATTTAAAGTAGGAATATCAGCAGCAAGAATTAATCTAAACGTAGGAACTCCAGCAAGACCATTAGGCGCAGATAAAAAAGTATTTGCAGTCTGACTAGAAAAGTTAGAAGCAGTTACAGCAAGAGTTCCACCTAGCGTTAAGCTTCCTGTTGTAGTAACTGTACCTGTTAAAGTTAATCCAGATACTGTACCGGTACCAGAAACTGATGTTACAGTACCACCACCACCAGCTGCTGTCCATGGTACATTAACTACTGCTTGTCCTGCACCATTTAATTGTATACCATAGGTTCTATTTTCTACTGTTGACACTGCAAGTGCTGGTTCTGTTTGAACAGTATTACTAAATAATTCAACAGTACCCGAAACTGTTGCAGTTGCAATAGGCACTGATGTTATATATCCAGAATTATTAGTAAACTGAGAAATATTCATTGAGCTTAATGTAACTGCTGTTTGAGCAAGGGTTGCATTTGTAGCTACAGCAGCAGTAATTGCCCATGAACCAGAAGCTCCAGCACCAGTTAAACCTGGTGCATATGAACCAACAGTACCATTGGTTAAATATCCTGAGTTATTTGTAAACTGGGATATGTTCATACTTGTTAATGCCCCTGCAGTATCGGCATATCCAGCTGCAATTTTTAACCATGCACCTAAACTATTAGCTTCATTATATCTTACACTCATATATGGTGTAGTTGCTGTTCTAGGAACTGCAATATACATTCCATATGAACCTGCACCTGTTGCTGGATATTGACTGCCAAGTCCCATATACCAAGAATAAAACTGATTACCACCCCCAGTTGCTGGACCATTTGTAGTTCCTTGCACATATCTAAATCCAAAATCATATGATGGTGTGCTAACATCAAAAGATGTTCTTGCACCATGAATATCACCCATATTATTAAAAATCTGGGTAGATGAAATACCATTAAGTTGAGTAGAATTAGTTGCAGTAGCTGCATTACCTGATGTACTATTTGTAATAGCTCCAACCGCATTTACATTAGCTGCTGTTAAAGACAATGTACCACCAAGTGTAAGTGAACCAGAACCGGTTACTGTACCGGTTAATGTTAAACCACTTATAGTACCTGATCCAGAAACTGATGTTACAGTTCCCGTGTTACTTGTATATCCAGAAGGATTACTTGAAGGATAACCTCCTAGTGCAGATAAAGCTCCAGCACCAGTTGTAGACCCAGTACCACCATTTGCTATAGCCACTACCCCAGAAACATTGGTTGCAGTTCCTGCACTAGTAATATAACCAGCACCGTTAGTTAACTGATTTGTATTTGTTACGTTAGTAGCACCTGCAGCAATTCCATCTAATTTAGTTTTGTCTGCAGCACTCATACTACCAGCTGCACTTATAGTTGCTGCACTAATAGAAATTACTGGTGCAGTTCCTCCTGTACTAGCAATAGGTGCTGTTGCAGTTACACCTGTTACTGTTCCTGTATTAGTAGTGTAACCGGGACCATTAGTAAGTTGATTTAAATTTGTTAAACTAAGGCTAGTCCAAATTGTATACCAAGGTGCAGATGTATTGATTACTCCAGCATTAAAACTTCTATAATAAATACTACCAGAAGAATTAAATCCTAATTGACTATAATAATCACCCGGATGTCTATTTATTGTAATAATTGCATTTGAATTATCACTTGTTGGAAATAATCCTGTTTGTGGATTTACAAGTGCAGATGAATAACCAATAGTTCCATTGCCATATTGAGTTGTTAAACCACCAGTAGCAGTTAATAAAGGAACACTTGCTGCTGCTCCAGTAACACTGATAGGCCAAGTTCCCGTAGGAGTTCCGCCCAATGTTAAGTTTCCAGAAGTTGTTACAGTTCCGGTTAGTGTTAATCCCCCATAACTACCTGTTCCACTTACAGAAGTGACTGTACCTGTATTGGATGTATAGCCACTTGGGTTTGTTGCAGGATATCCACCTAAAGCTGATAAACCACCTGCTGCTGTTGTAGAACCAGTTCCTCCATTAGCTATTCCAACTACTCCTGTAACATTACCAGAAGTACCTGTAGTATTTTGATTTAGAGTTGGTATGTCAGCGGCAACAATAGCTCTGAATGTAGGTACACCTGCTGCTCCATTTGGTGCTGCCAAGAAAGTAGCAGCTGTTTGACTAGCAAAGTTAGAAGCTAAGACTGAAAGCGTTCCTCCTAAAGTTAAATTACCTGAAGTAGTTACTGTTCCACTTAATGATAATCCACTAACAGTACCCGTGCCACTAACACTAGTAACTGTACCGGTGTTAGATGTTTTGTTATTAAAAGTAGTCCAATCTGCTGCACTTAATGCACCACGATTAGCTGCTGATGCTGTTGGTACATTTAAAGTAATAACTGGTGTTGTTGTTCCAGTAGCTACAGTAGAACTTAAATCAGTTCCACTTGTTCCTAAAGTTAATGCGGCAACTGATGTAACTGTACCTGTATTTGATGTATATCCTGAAGGATTACTTGCTGGATAAGCACCCAACGCTGATAAAGCATTAGCTGCAGTTACAGATCCTGTTCCTCCATTTGCAATGGCAACAACACCTGAGACATTCCCTGCGGTAGTAGCTGTAGTAGCAGTTGTTGCTGTAGCAGCATTACCACCAATAGATAAAGAAGTAGCAGTTCCAGTTAATCCTGTTCCGGCACCTGAAAATGATGAAGCTGTTACAGAACCAACTGCTATATAATTTCCAGTATCTGTCCAACTATGTCTAGTTGTAATAGTTCCAGAAACATTAGTCATATAACGATAGACCCAACCAGAATTATCACCAAATTGTTTGTAAAATGTATTTGGACTTGTTGAGTTAGCTACTATGTAATTACCCGTTATATTTCCTCCAGTTAAATTTCCAGCAGATGTAGCTGTTGAGGCATTACCAGTTAAAGCAGCTGTAATTGTGCCTGCAGTAAAGTTTCCAGAAGCATCACGAGCTACAATAGTAGAAGCTGTATTGGCACTAGTTGCATTTGATGTAACAGTAAATGTTGCTGCTCCAGATTGATTTGCTGAAAATGTTTGTGATCCTGACAAACCTGTGCCAGATACCGCCATTGTTAACACACCATTATTTACGTTTGCTGCAGTAGTTGCTGTTGCTGCATTACCTGTGATATTAATACCCCAAGTTCCTGAAGCTCCAATCCCTATTAGTGTAGGAGAATATGATGTATAGTTACCAGCATTTAAAACTATACTTCCATTTATAAGTGTATTAGTACCAGCACCCACTGTTCCACTTTGAGTAGCATTAACATAGATGTCTCCATTAGTGCGTATAACACCATCTTTAACATCCATATAATCTTTAGAACCAGTTTGATAATGGGTATGAGAAAACTTAAAGTACTCATTACCATTGTCTTCAGTAAAGAAGTTAAAGTAAGAGTTAGCATCTCCATCTCCAGTATTTTTAAAAGTAATACCTGCAGAGTCACTATTAACATTCCATCTAAATCCATTATTTAAAGATGCTGTCTGAAATATTATTTGACCAGACATTGTTCCTCCTGCTAGTTCTAAATATCTATTATCTAAATCTACAGTTAAAGAAGCTAAACCAGTTCTACCTAAAGTTAAAATACCAGTTGCAGTATCCCAAGCTAAACTTGATGGATAATTATTAGTATCTGTTGCAGCTATGGTTATTGTATCTGTTGCTGCATTAGTAGTAATAGTAACATTGGAACCATTTGCAAAATTTAATGTATCATTATTAATATTAGCAGTTACAGTAGTTTGACCAGAAACTGCTATATTTTTAAATATAGCTTGAGAAGAACCTAAGTCTGAATTTGTAATAGTAAGTGTACCTGATGAAGTAACTGTTCCTCCACCGCTTATTCCTGTACCAGGAGTTATTGTAATAGATGTTACAGTGCCCGTGCCCGCTCCAATGTCAGAACGCACTTCTGCGGCAGTTCTATATTTAATTAAACCACCATCTGAAACTAAAAATACATTTGATGCTGTGGTTAAGTTAGTTATAGTTGATACAGTTAATGTACCTGCTTGTATGTTTAGACTATTTAAGAATCTTATTGCCATCTATAATTATATTTAATATTGGTACCAAAAGTACAATTTTTTATTTATAAAAAAGGGGGAAGCCATGAATTTATGAAATCCCCCCTTTATATAAATAAGATTAATTATCCAATTTTGATAATTAATACTTTAACTTGATTTACAGGAACTGCACTAAATGTAACAGTAACTGTATTTGAGTTTGTTCTAACTACGTCAGCATAAACAGTTTCAAAAGTAACTGAATCATACAATTGTACCATAACATCATATGAGTTCATGTTATGTAATACAGGTCCTGATGCAGCAAGAGATTGTTTAAATTCTCTACTTGTTATAGCCGTATTAGCTACTGTAGTTGCATTAGAAATTAATTGTGCTGGAGTAACCGCTTTAGTAGTAACTGAACCTGCAGTAGCTTCAGCATCACTTGCAATTAAAATTACACCAGGATTTACTGTGGTAGATGATTGAATGTTCTCACTAGTAAATGCTGTAATAACACCATTTGTTAATGAAACAGTATTAAGCACTACAACACCACCTGCACCAGCATTTCCAATATCAATACCTGAATTTGTACCAACAGTAGGGTTATAAGAACCGGTAGTCTGTGTACCTAATACAACACCACCTGATTTAATAGTAACCTCACCAGCACCACTTACCGCAAAACTTGCAGCAGCAAAACTAGCAATACCCACAGTAGTTGTAGTAGCTAAATCAATATTACTTTGAACTCTTGTCCAATCTGCTAATACTGTAGGAGTGTTAATGTTTGCAATAAGCAAATCACCTACTCTAACTTGTTCTGTAAAGAAAGTACCATCTACTGTAACAGTGTAAGTAAATCCTTTATTAATAGTAATTACAGGGGTATTATCTAAGTTAGGTGTATTTGTACTTGCGTTGTAACCACCTTGATAGATCAAGGCACCTGAACCAGCAAATGTAGTATCTACATAGTTTTTAGTAGCAGCATCTTGAGCAGATGTTGGATTGACAACGTTAGTTAATTTAAATGTACCAATGCTTAAATCTGCAGTTGGTGCACCAAATTGATTTAATGTTATACCTGAAATTAATGCTTTAGATGCATTACCTGTTGCAACTTTATGAATAAAGATTGAGTCTACAGCAAGTCCTGTAGCTGCAGTAGCTGCAGCTACAATGTTACTTGCTCCAGTATAGTTAACAGAAATAGTACCTGAACCAGTAATAGTACCACCAGTTAAACCAGTTCCTGTAGCAACACTTGTTACAGTACCTAAATTTGATGCAGTAATAGTTACAGTAGTTCCAGTTACAGAAGTTGTAATTCCAGTTCCACCAGCAAATGTAAATGTACCACTTGATGTAATTGCAGTACCAGTTCCTGATCCAGCAGCTAATGTAATAGAAGTTACTGTACCTTGATATTGATCAGTTGCATTAATAGTTAAATTTGAATTAGTACCTGTAATACTTACATTAGTACCCGCAGTAAGTGCAAGTACACCTGTATTTACAATACTTAAATAATTAACACCTAATGAATTAGAAGCAGTAGTTGTTATACCGGCACCAGCAAAAAAGTTAACAATTTCACCAGTTGAAATAACTTCTGTAGTTCCCGCTGAACCTTGTAATGACCAACTAGCATAACCAGCAGGAACAGATGCCCATGTATTATCACCTCTTAAATAAGTAGATGCACTTGGTGTACCTGTTGCACTTAAACTTACTGTAATAGCAGGAGTTGTTGTTGCAGTAGCTATAGATGTTGAAATAAATGTAGAAGCAACACCAGTAACGTTTGTTACAGTACCATCAGCACCAAATCCTGGGAAAGATGAAATTAAAGCTTTCTTAATTGTGCTATCTGTAGCATCACTGAACCATAATGTATCAGCACCAACTGGAGTAGCAGTAGTAGCAGCTAAAATTGCATTGGATGCACCAGCATAAAGAATGTTAACTGTAGGAGTTACAGTAGCAGTTCCAGTAACAGATATACCTGTACCGGCACTTACTGAAGTAACTGTACCAACATATTGATCTGCCGTTGTGATTGTTAATTGCGTACCACTAGTTCTTGTAACAGTAGTTGTACCAGCACCAGTTAAAGTAACATCATTGGTAGTAGAATCACTACCTGTTAATCTAATTGCAGTTCCTGTTGGAGCTGTAGCCAAAGTGTAGGTAGTATTCGTATCTGTACCAGAAAGAATAGGAACCCAAGCACTAGCTGTTCTTAACTGTAACTTATCTGTTACAGTGTCATAATAAATTTGACCTTCCGTGGCCGTTGCAGGTGCTACGGCTAAATTCTGAATGACTGCAAATTGGAGTTCATTCTGATTGAGGTTAATACTATTTAAATATTTAATTGCCATGATTTTTGTTTTTAATTTTTAAGTTGTTATTTATTTTTGTTTGTTATTATTTGTTTTTAATTTAAATATGCAAATCCCGCAAAAGCAGTAGAGAATGTTATTGTTAACATGTTGGAACTATTGTAAACTATATCTCCAACAACAACTTGATTTGAATTATCAACTACTGTTACTGAAGGAAAGCTACCCATATTATGTGTTATAACCCAAACAGATATTGGCACAGCTTGTGTGTGTATATATGTTCCTGTATCACATAAAATACTTTCAAGATCTATTATTGTACAAACATTAGTTGGAATAACTGGGCAAGACATGCTTGCTTCTAAATTTACTATTGCTAATGGTTCAATAAATATACCTACTTGACCACTATCAATAATTATCTTATTAGAAGCACTATTTTGCCAATCACATAAATACTTATTTAAAGTAGCTGTTTCAAAATCAACATAGCAACAAGGTTCTATACCAAATTTAATTTCTTTAAAATTTGTATATGCCTGTACTGCAAAATTTTGCTCAGTCTTAATTCTTTTAACAAGTGCTTGCTCCATATCTATTTATTTCTCAAATCTCTAATTTGTTGAGCAGCTAGCTCTAAGTTTAAATCTCTTGTTGGTAATATTTGTGAAGATGCTTGACCATTTAGTTTTTTTTCAGCCCATTCATTTACACATGTTTTACAGATAGCTGTTCCTAGATCATCAAATGCTTTTTGACAACCACAGGTAAACGTTGTATTACAATTTGCACAATTCATATTAATTTATATTTGGTTTATTTAAATCTCTATAATATACTATTAGTATATACCATTAGTATAGGTATGTTTTGCTACCACAATTTCCAGATGGACAAATTACTTTATTCAATCTATCTTTTGCATAATTATATAACTGCATGCCTTGAGCTGGAGATTGACAATATTCAACATTAGCTACAGCAGCATCAATCATAATTTTAATATAACTCATTTCATCTAAAAGTTCTTGTTTGTATACTTGAGGTTGACACGCTTGAATATCTAAATCACATAATACTTGATAGTATTTTGTCAATAATCTAGTTACTCTTAAATGATTATACTCAACATAAACTTTTGAATTAGGAGAAACACTATATCTAATAATATAAATTCCATCAGGGATCTCTTGTTGAAGGGTTCCACAATTAAGTTTTTGTATTGCTAGTGCACATGCAGTTAAGCACATATCAAAACCTTTGGTTACTTTTAGCAACACAGGTACTGTAAATCCGGGAAGTGTAATTAACAATTCTTCACAATCAACAGCAAGTTCTGAAGAATACTGACTAGTATCTTTAATACATAAAAGATTACAGTTAGATACTGTGGGTATTTCTAAGCTTAATATATGTTTGTCAGCCATTTTTATATTTGTTTTGATGCACTATATATATAATATACAAAAAAAATAGAACAAAGAAAAAAAAAAGAGTAGGAGTTTTTACCCCCTACTCTAATTTTAATAGAATAACCTTTCTAAGGTATATTGATTACCAGTAAGAATTAGTTTCTAATGCAATGTTATTACCAGCAGTATTTGCTAAAGCAACTACTCTGTTCATCAAAGCCAATACATTTGTGTTAGCAGTTGTATCAGAACATTTTACATAGATTTGGTAAACATATTGATCATTATCAAACACACCACTTGGGTTGTTGAATCTTGGAACAGTATGTTGAATATAGTATGCTTTGTAAGTAGCAGCTCTATCAACAGCAGCTAAAAGCTCATCAGACATTTCAATCTCTCTGATTCTTGCACTGTCAGTATTTCCTTGGTTAAAAGGAGACTGTCTGTATGATTCAGATAAGATTAAATCTCTAATTACACTTTCACCTTGAGTTTGTTGCATTTGACCAGGAGTGCTTGTAGCAACACCACAATCATTACATGGATTTCCAGTTTCATCAAGAATAGAAGCAATGATAACTACAGGTTCAGCGTTAAAATGATCTCTAGTATCAAATGAACAGTTACCAAATTTAGTATCAACATAAGCTCCTACAAAATTAACTGTAGCACTAACTTTGGTTGTACCATTAGGATCAGTTGAAGGAGTATAGTTTCCAGAAGCAGCTGTACCTAAAGTTTGAGCAATAGTGTATACAGTTTGTACACTTACAGCACCAGTAGTTGCAGTAACTACAACACCACCAGCAGTAAGAGCAGTAACTGTTAAAGTTCCACCAGTTCCACCAGCAACTGTTAATACATCACCTACTACATATCCAGCACCACGTGCAGCAACACTATAAGTAGCAATAACACCAGAAGATACAGTTAAAATATTAACTTTAAAACCTGATCCAGAACCACCGGTAGTAGCAACACCAGAAGCAACAGAATATCCAGTACCACCAGCTAATGTAGCAGTCAATACACCATTAACGTCACCTTCAGCAACAAATGGAGTAATTAAAGGATTAGTAAGAACCATTTGAGCCATAGTAGCAGAAACCAATGCAGGATCTAAAAATGCTTGTCCATCAATGCAGCAAATGTTTGCACTATCACCAATAGAATAAGCATTATGATTTAAGAAACGCAATGTTGGAGAACCCTTTACATCCATTCTCATGAATTGAGTTTTTCCACAAGGAGCACAATCAGAAGCTAATGATAAAGAAGCAGTAGATTGTACTGCACTTATACAATTAGTTACCCATGCTCTTGAGATAAACTTAGGATTGATACCTTTTGATTTAACAGATTCCTTGTAACCACCGTTACCTGGATTGTTTCCAATAGTATCTTTAGTGTAATAGCTACCTTGTACAAGATAAGCCAATGAGTTAGCAGGTAAAGTACCATTAGACACAGCAATAGTTTGCCATGTTGAATCAGTAACTAAACCAAGCTGTCCAGCAGTTAATGCTGAGGTTGCTACTCCAGCTGACGCTTGGGTTGATGTAGCAACAAACGTTTTGTAAAACGCATGATTAAAATAAGCCATAATTTTTGTTTTTTTTGTTTATAAATATATAAGTTTGTACTACGTGTACATGTATAATATAAGAAAAAGTTTTTAATTTACAATTATGATAAGAAAATTAATTTATATTTTGTTGAATTAATTGAATCTTTTACAAGATCTAAGTTATTGACAATTTCTGAATAAGGCATAATTGATTGTAATTCTACTACTTCTTCAGTTAATTCTCTTAAATATACAATAGCCTCTTTCACACTATTTAATACTATAGGTGCATCATTTTCATATTTTAACAATGTTTCTGATGCTCCTTGAAATCCTTCAGCTAATGTATCTGCATGCCCATGCATTGTATCATATAACTCATTTAAAGCTATGTGTTGTGCATATGAACCAACTCCAGTAAGTTGTAAATGTAATTTATGCAAACTAGTAGCTGCATTCATTAAAGCTGTAACCACTTGAGCTGTTTCTTGACCTAATTCAGCATTGGGTCTTTTTAAAGTTTTTTCACTTTTTTCTTCAGTGTTAGTAGTTTTTAATGCTCTCATAATTAATTATTTCTTTCAGCAGAACCTTGGCCCCTTTGTTGTTGATAAATGTTCTCTATATCTCCTGCAATAAGTGAAGCTGTATCATCTAATAATACCTCAACAACATCATCTTTAAACTGACAAGGTATATTTACTGTACTAACTACACCAGTATATGGATCAACACATCCTAGTATTTGTATATACACAGGTTTTTGATAGTAAGTCAAAACAGGATTTACAATATTAAAATCTGGTTTTCTATAGATTCTAATCTTATTTCCTAGCATTGTGCAAAATGTTTCACCCCATTCAAAGTTTGGATCCTTTAATGGATCTCTTAATAATAGAGATACATTAGCTTCTTCAGCTAAATATACTGTCATTGATCTAGGATCAGGACAACATTCACTTGTAGCATCAGTACTTATTCTTTTGTATTCTAAATAAGTACTTACTGGAAAGTTATTTGTTTCAAAGTAATTATCAGTTACAACTCCCGTTAAAGTAAGTTCTCTCAACAGGGGTTGTAAATCATCAATTCTTCTTTTAGATAATTCATCACCCTCTTTATACATATTACCTCCGTGCAAATTTCTTCTACACCAGTCTATCTGTACTTTATTAAACGCTTCCACAAATTGCCAGCATTCTATGTTATCATAGTCCTGGCTATCTAGTTTATTTAGTCTTTGCTTTAATTTAATTAAGAGCGTATTATTATCCATTTTTTATCTTTTATGAGTTCCAGTATGGCTCTACTTTATTAAGTAATGCCATCAATGTTTCTTCATTCTCTGGATTCTTTAAAAATTCCAGACATTCAGATGGTGACTTACCTAATCTTATTCCACTGTCAATTGGTTCAATCCAACCTCCAGCTTTAGTAGTAATAAATCTATAATATAAAGAGTCTTTAATCAAAGCTCTTATTTTTAATTCTTCCATTGTTAACCCAGATATCTCTAAAAATTGTGCAGCAGCTCTTTTCTTAGAAGATTCAGCTCCATTTCCATGAATGTATTCATCCATGTTTTCATAAAGAATATCATTAGGTGTATTTTTTACATACTGTACACTATCAGCATCACAGATTTTAGCAACGTACATTAATTTTGAAGCATTTGAATCATACATTTTTTGTAGTTCAACTAATGCTTTATTTTTTAATTTACTAAGTTCTGTTCTAGTACTTAATGTTTCTTCCATTGTATCAAGATAGAATTTAGGTGGATTACCTGATTCTCTTGCTTCTCTCAATGATTTTGCTACAATAGAAAAACCTCCTGCATGAATAGCGTGTAATTTAATTAAGTCATAAGGATCTTTTTGTGGATCCAAAAATACAGGATCATTACCACATCTTAGACTAATCTTATCCCAAAATTTTGAATTATCAGGCTTCATTACTGTAAGCTTATTCCAAAAATCTTTGTCATCAACGGCAACAACATTAGCTGCTAATTCAGCTTCTAATTGTGCAACAACACTTCTAATCTCTTTTACTTTAGCTTCTTTTTCTTTTGGAGGTAACATCTTTACATCAGGAGCAAATTCATTTAATCCTGTAACATAACGTTTAACACCATTCATTTCTAAACAAGCTAATGTTTCTTCATGAAATACTCCATCATGCAAAGCTAATCCGTAATGTTCTAAACCCATATTCTCTTTTGAAGAGTTAAAATAAGGGCGTATAGCAATAGTTTGATTTTTTGTTTGCTGATACTTTTCTACAATTGTGTAATCATTCATCATTTGGTTTTCTTTAAAATTTAATAATTGTTTTTTCATTGTCAAAAGTACATAATTATGTACAATTTATTATTACTAATATTTCTAAAGTAAGTTTTTTATTCTTACTCTAGTTTATTTGACTTATGGTGTATAAACAATTTTCAATGCTCCTGCTGTATGATACAAATCTCCATTAGCTAATCCTGCTGCTTTTGCTGCAGTATTATCAGCATAATTTCTAATCAATATATCTTTACCTACAGCTTTTGAAGCTACTATCTCAGAAACACTTAAGTTTGAAAACTCATATGTTTTGTTTGCTTTTTTTATATCTAGTGCCATGTTATTTATATTTTAAAGATTAAAAAAAGGGAGGAGCGTTAACCCCTCCCGTTTTAATTATTGATTATTAGAATGATCCACCAGTGATTGGGTTTCTCATTACAATTTTCAAGACTTTAGTTGGATCTTTAACCCAGATAGCAGGCATAGTTTGTGACATCATTACACGGTATCCGTTAAAGTTACCAGTAGATGCAAAACCTTGAGTTCTTCCCATGTAATCCATAGTTCCGTTTTGGTAGAACCACTTCAATTGATTATCCCAAGATAATTTCAATAAATGGATGTTATCATTTCCTTCATCTGTTACGTCAAAGATAATAAAGCTGTAAGAACTTAATGGACGGCCATCAATTAATGGATTCTCAATATCATTAGTATTCAAGTTATCAAACGCTGGGTTCAATACAAACTTAACGTTAGCTAAGAAAGGAATAGTAAATGAAGTGTAAGCAAATCCATAATCTAGATCCATTCCAGAACCTTTAACAGCTCCAATGTCACTAGCATTTTGTACTAAGCCAGAACCATATACTTCATCAGCAATAGCTTTGTTGATCAATTGCATACCACCAATACCTGTTTGAACAACAAGTGATCTTTGTGGATCTGGACCTTTGAACTCAACTTTACCTTGGTAGAAGTTATACAATTCAGATTTAAACATATCAAGTGTGAAAGAAGACTTGTTATAAACTCTTTTGAATGAGTTATCCAACTGTGCCCATAATCCCACAGATAATCTAATATCATCTGGACCATCTTGTTTGATTCTACCACCTTTACCCCACATTAAGTAAGTTTCAATGTCAGAAGCAATTTTTGATAAATGCGCAGCTTCCATGTTAGTGATAAATGTTCTAGTCAATGAACCATTTTCAAATGCTTCTCTTGCACCAGCTTTACCCATGTTAGCAATTAATCCTTCAATACTAGGTACAGCAGGATCATTGTTAGCACCAAAGTTTCTCCAGATTTCAGTTACAGGTACAGTACCATCTGCATTCAAACCACCTTTGATCATAAGATCAGCACGGCTAGAAATAGAATAATGTACGTGTGCTTCAGCTCCTCCTACAAAGTTGTAGAACTCACGGAAACCAGAACCTGTTTCAATGTCAGAGAATCTTTCTCCGTACTCACCTCTTGCAGAACCTTTTCTGAAGAATTTAGTACCTTTAGCTAAATACTTATTGTCTAAGCTAGCTACGTTGTTGTTGTTTACTAATTGAACTGTGTAAATAAAACCGTCACCAGCAGGGATGATATCATCAGCTGTGATGTAAAGTTCTAATCCATTGTACTTGTCATAAGTGATAATATCACCATGTCCAAATGTTCTTTTAGAAATTTTAATTTTGAATGTTGTTCCATCTACACCTTTAGTGGCATTAGCTGGTTCAATGTCTGCCACAATGTAGGGAAGATCTTGCGCAATAGGAGTTTGCCATTTGTACTCACCACGTGCATTGTCCACCATGATAGTATTCTTTCCACCGAATGAAGCCATTTGATAAAGAGGCATTTCAACTTTTTGAGTCATTGCCCACAAATCAATTGGTCCCATATCCATAGGTTCTGCTGAACCTAGCATTTGGGTTAAGTGATAAGAATCAACATGAGAACTTGCTTTGTAGCTAGTGTCTCTTAGGAAAATCCCATTATTTAATACTGGAGTTGCCATAATTTTTACTTGTTTTTTAAATTATTAATTGTTTATATTTTTGATTGTTAAATCCGTTTGAAAATGTTGTTGGTTCTAGGTAACTTTTTAGTTGGTTGTTTTCTTGTTTCTTCATCTTTATCTTGAATACCAAGAGAACTTGAACTATGATTACCCTGTTCTGTTTTTAGTTTCCTTACTGTTTGCTCAATGCTTTGTTGAGCTCCTTTGTCCATGATCTTTGCTTTGTATCCTTCTGGATCTTGCAATAACCATAATGCTTCTGATATTAATTTATAATTTGGTTCTACAAATTGATACTTCTCTAATAGGTGACCTAATAGATTTGTATTTCTTCCACTTACTGAAGGATAACTTGGTTGAACTAAACCATTATACAACATTGCTTGAGTTTTTCTATCAACTTTAATATCTCCCAAGTTGCCATCTTTTAAAGTATCATATACATTTTGCATATAAGCTTTAGATGCTTGTTCTTGTTGTTTTTGTTTTAGTTGTTGCTCTTGCACTTTCTTGATAACAATTTGCTCTGCCATCTTATCCAACTTTGGTTTGAATTTAGCAGCTTGTTGTTCAAGCTTTCCTAAATCTTTCCAAATTTCAATCTCTTCAGCAATCTCATCAGAAGTACCATAACCAGTAGCATTTAAATACTCTTTAATGATAATCTCCTGATCTCTTTCAGATTTAATATCTAAATCTTTAGTTTCTTCTACTTGACCCAAAGTGGAAAACAAACCTTTTAAGTCAGTACCACCATCTGCCACGTATCTTGCTGCAATTTGTAACTCTTCAGGTAAGCTAGCAAAAAACTGTTTAGGTGTTTCACGTCTTACTTGATTAGCCTTTTCCTCCAAATTAGCTTCAATTAATTCTTCCCAATCTTTTGCTGTATATTCATCAAAAGATTTTTCATCATCAAAAGGTACTAATTTATCTTCTTTAATCATTTTTGAGAAAACATCTGAAATTCCAGAAATAGATTTTCTACCTCTAGTTTCTTTTTTTTCCTCATCATCTTCATCACCTAAACCATCAAGAATACTTTTACTGTCTTCTTTGGTTGTTTTAGGTGTGATGTTATCATCATCATCTGCAAGAAGATCTGCACTTGATGATGGAGTTTTACCTTTATCAGTTAAATCATCTGCATCATCTGCATCTGGATCAGCAAATGAAAAATCTGCTTTTTTATTTAGTCCTGAAAAAATGTTGTTTGTAGCTTTAGTATCTTTTCCAGATGGCAAAGTCATGTCATCACCGCTAGGTGCTGCATTGAATATTGTATCCAGGTCAATATCTAAAGTCTCTACGTTACTACTCATTGTGTTGTTTTTGGTACTCATCTTATTGTTGGTTTAATAATTAATACTTTATATATATAATATAGTAATTCTTTATTTAGTTTACATCATGCTAAACTTATTATATTTGATAATATGGTAAAGTTTTTTGCAGTATATAGCTAACGCAAATTATTTATCTTTTGGTTTTTTAGCATCATACTTATTTTTGTTCTGTATGGCTATATCTAACTGCGTTTTTGCTATCTGTGTTTGTGCTGCAATTCTTTCTCTTTCAACTTGAAGTTTCTGAGTTTCTGTAGATGACTTACTTACCATCTCCTCACGTTTCATATTCATTTGCTCTCTATATTGAGTTGTCTGTTGAATATCTTTTAGTGCGTCTTGATAATCACTTACCTCATTTTTATTTACATCAACAGCAGCTCCATATCCAGCAGCTCTGATTTCAGCAATAGTGATATCATTTTGTCTATCTTTATCAGCTTCTTCTTGTAATAATTGAGCTTTCATTTGTGCTTCCTGCGCCTGTGCTTGTAACTGTTGTTCTTGCATTTGACGTTGTTGTTGCATATCTTCTTGTCTTTGAGCTGTTATTCTTGCTTCAGAATCTTTTAAGATATCTGTTACTTCACCAATAGAATCTGCTTTAACAATGTTACCTAGTTCATATATACTAGCACCTGTAGTATTATTAGTTAATGCCATTTGCTTTAACTGTTCAAGGATAGCTCTATGATTTGTTTTAGTTGTAGCAAATACATTGAAATCTCTTAATAAAAGATCTGTACCATTGATTGTAAAGTTTACCTTTTCTGCTTCAGTAGAGATATAACTTAATCTTACGCTTGGATTAGTACTGTAATAGAACTGAGCTAAGTCTGTTCTCATTTGATGTACTCTTGGCATTAAGTGATCAGAGTGCTGTACAAAATAAATTTCTGTTTGAGCATATGATTGTTGCATTGCATTCAATGTTCCAGTAGCTGTTTCCGCTGAAATAGCACCACCTAATCTTTGTGGATTAATACCAATTGCATCAAAACATTGTTGTTTGAAATAATTAGCTAATTGTATTCTACTCATTAATCTACTAGTTTGCTCCATGTTTAGAGTCTGGTAGTGTTGGAAGTTTACAGCATTTTCTGTATTAGTAATTGAAGTATCAAGAGGAAGCATTTGAAAATCCTTCATTGCTACATATGCTTTAGCATAATTGTTTTTACCCCAATCTTCTCCCATAGAGTGACGTGGTAATGCATTCTGGTCAAACATAATTACTGTACCTAATTCATCAATTAAGATATCAGCAATCTGATTATTAACCATGTTGTATCCAACTTGGTATGCTTTCATTAAATCTACTAAAGAAGTAGATCTTGTATTTCTATCAGAGAATACTCTACCTTCTACAGGTAATTTACAACCATATAAAGAATTGTTTCCTTTAAATTGGAATGGTAGTCTTCCTGGTTTAGTTCTATTAATACCTAGATAAATAGGGTTTATTTCACTACTAGTTGAACTCTTCCACATTGCAGGTACATTTGGTCCTACTTTTACACCACCCCAGATTTCATTAATCCAAATCCAATCAAGGTGTTCTCCTTGCAGTAAAGTGTCTTTTGTTTTATTTTTAAAAATTGATGTATCATAAACAGGTTTTTCTGTTACTTTAAATGTTTCATCAACTATCTCCTGAGTTACTTCACCATCAAACTCTATCTTAGTAAGGTGTCCAATTTTTCTTTGAGTCTTCCAATAAATTGTAGAAACTCTCATTAAATTACCATCACCAAAATAAGCTAAGTCTTCACTTTCCCCTAAAATTTGATTTAGTATATCACCTCCTCTGGCAGGATCTGCCATGTAATTACTTGTATATTGTCTATAAGCTAAACCCGGTGAATTAGTATTCCATGCATGTGATCTTGTTGCATCATAATAAGAACCATCATTTTGATATCCATTAACTTGATACTGAGCAGATCTTGCTGGATAAATTTTTTGTAATGATTCCAATTGTTCTTGGCTCATTAAATATCCATATTTATCTACAACATCAGATACCGTCATTAAATCAATCTTACCAACATATGCTGAGTCAGAAATATATCTTTGATCTGGAGACTTTTGGTAGAATGTTAAAACAGGATTCCATAATTCAATATCATAATCATCTTCTAACATACGGAAATGCCAGAACTCTCTATCAGCAATAAGCATATCTCTAAAGCCTCTTTCCTCAAGCTCTTGCATATTGAATCTTTCTTCATCAACATTTAATTGATGGGTTGCCCACTCTTCAACAGAACTTCTATATGACTTACTAAAGAAGTCTTCAATCTCAGGTAATGTCTTAATATTTTCAGGAGCAAGTTGTTGTTTAGCTTCATCAGATGCCGGGTCCATTCCCATTTTAATCATCTTTTGTACTAAATTTCTTTCAGCATCTGCAAGTAAAGCTTCTTCAACTTGCATTCTTTTTGCTTCAAGCATTTCATTATATGATCTATCATCAACCGCTCTGAACTGTACTTTATTGTATCTTTTTGAAAACTCTCCACTCAATACATTAATTACATTTGGGATAATAGGATAAAATTTAAGTTCTAAAGCTGAATCATTTTCTTTAGTTAAAACATCCATTAAATCTTTATAGTCATTATCAGGTTCAACTATATAGTCTGTTTTATCTATAATTCCTTTAGCTAATTTATAATTTTTTAAAAGTCTTCTGGCACTAAGTTTCAAAAATTGAATACCTTGAAGTTCTAACCAATCTAAATTCCACGCTGCCCAATCATCTGTTTTTTCAGAGTAAGGTAAAAATTGAATAGGTTGCGTTAAACTAGAAAAGGTAGGTCCTTCTGTTTTTTTTGCACCAGCCTTTAACTGCATTGCATTAAGTACTTTCATTCTAAATTTAATTTAGTTAATTTATTTATAATTTTTGAAGCCTGATCTTTTAATTGTATTTCCAGTATTGTTTCCACTACGTCCAATATTTTTAAACGGACTATACTTTAATTTATACAAATTTTCTGAATTTACCAAAGATTTTTCTTCAGATTCACGTCTTTTTGAAAAACCTCTGTTTGATTGTTGTATTTTTACAAAAGCTATTAAGGCTCCAAATGCCACAAGTCTATCCACGTTGAGTCCAGGATAATAGGCTAGCATTTCTTTTATAAGCATTCCATCAGGTATTCTTTCAACACCTAATGTTTGACTTGTAACAATACCACCAACATCAGTTTCTTCATCTATAACTTCTCTTAAAAACTCAATTGCATATGAAATCAAATGACTTTTAAATAATGTACCTGTATTCTTCCATCCATATTCTTGGTATACAGTATTGTTTGAACCAAGATCTTTTAAGAATAATATTTGTTGTTTAGGTACTAAGTATCTTTGTTTCTTTCTAGAAATCATATGTTGTATGAACAAAGATATGTTATTCTCAACTATAGTCCAGGCATTATACCATTCTATAATTAATTCTAATCTTTCATGTGTTTTATTTATATCATCAAATCTACCACACCATGATGCTACAATTTTATCTTTTTCTAAAAATTGTTCTACATCTCCAGATATCATAGTTCTCGTAACCTCTGTTGCATTCTTATAAACAAAAATACTACACAAGGAATCTGATGTAGTAGTCTTACCTTCTGATACAGGGTCAATAGAGGCGTAATAAGCCCCAAACTCTGGACTCTTGACTGGACGTTCCCAAACAACAATACTACCCGTCTTATCCACTTGTTTCTTGTCTACGGGGAATCTACTGATTGGAAGTTTGTTTGTTCTTTTAGCAAAGATACCTTTCTCATCTCTATCTAATTCAATAAGTTCATAAGGGTATTCTTTTTCTTCAATTCTTTTTAGTTGTCTACTTAGAATGCCTTGTGGAAATACAGATGCTTTTCTATAAGCAAATGCTTCAGCAATATTTAAAGGTTTCTGAGATATCCTTAATTGAAACTGTTCACCATTTAATTCATTCTTCCATCTTTCTCTTTCTTCATTGATTGCTGCTTCAGCTTCTTTTACTAATGAGTTTCCATAGTCATCAATATATGGAGGCATTGACCATTGTTCTGGTATAAACAATCCAGCCATACCTATTGTACCATCTGCATCAATAAGATCAGTTTCAACGGCATATATGTCATTTGCTACTGGATTAGTAATCATTTCTTTCAAAGGATTACATTGTTCTAAATCTCCCACTGAACCGGCAGCAATAAACATACCTGTAGTAATCATACCTGAAGACATAGCAGGACGTAAGTACTCATATGTCTCAGACATCTTTGGAGCAATACCTGCTTCCTCATGAAAGAAATAAGAACATGGTCCACCTACTCCAGTAGTTGCATTTTTTTCAAATGAACCTCCTTGTATTTTTGACTTTAATCCTCTTGCTGTTTTTCTATTACCAATTTTAACTTCAATTTGCTGTTGCCATAACAAAACCTTTTCAGGATTACTTGGTCTATACCAAGCAGTATGTTCATTTAAGAATGTTTTGTATTCATCTAAAAACTTCCATGAACCTTTGTCATTTATAAAATCTTTAAGGGATGCCCCAATCTTACAAATACTTCCTTCCTCAAACCAATAGGTATTAATAATTTTACCCATGTGAAAGTATGAAGATGCTATCTGACGTTTCTTTAATATAGCTGAATGTTTGTAGTGTAGTTCTGCAAGTTGTTCATATAAAGCCATATGATACTGAGCATCACGTACTTTAGCAAAACCATATTTCTTTTCTTCCTTATCAAAGATTGGTAAGAAGTTTAACCACATGTAATAATCTCTGGTTAAATACCAGCTTTTATTTCCATCATCATAGATAACCCCTTCTCTACATTTGATCTTTTGATCTTCCCAATAGTCAGTAAAATCTTTAGACCTAAATGGTTTATTACAATAGAACCCTTGTTGATTAAATATTTGAGCTTGCTCATTAAACTTAAAAGAAAGTTTATTGAACTCATAATGCCCAGGAACATTAAATATACTTAAAACATAGTCTATAAAGTCTTGCCTGGTTTCAAATTCTGTAGTTGTCCAAGAACTGTTTTTATATGTAGGTATAGATTTATACATACTTGAATTTTGCAAATACATCACCTTCATGGATCAGTAAATGTTCTTCATTATCATGCATCATAGATGTTGGTAAGCAATGATCACTATATTGAACTACATCACCTATTTTAATTTCTGTAATGCCTTCACCCACAGCTACTACAGTACCTTTATTTTCAAATTTTTGAGCTGCATCAGGTATGATAATAGTTGTGTTTTTAAAAAATGTTTCAGCTTTTTTTTGTTTTATTAATAATTTTTTCCCTACTGGTATTACTTGTTGTATCATTTTTTTTTATTTTAATATTTATTTTATCATTAATTGGTTCATCAATTGGCTCATCCCAATAAAGAAAGTTCCACTTTATTACTTTCTCTTTCATTACACTTGGTCATATGCTAATCCTGCACCACCACGTACAGAACTCTCTTGTTCTTGTTTCATATCAATAAAGGCTCCTTTATATGATTGTCTAATTTGTTCAAATTTAGATGCAGCATTTACCATAGAGTTTATGTTACCATCTCTACCATGTTCAATGGCAGTTACTTCCATGTATTTAGCTAATCTATCAAGCATTGATTTAATGCCTTTGTAAGCTCTGAATGTAGGTGTTTCATATAACTTATAACACATGTCTAGTGCATATCTTATTTTAGGATCTTCTGGTGAATCTTCTAATTGAACTTCTTCAATAATAATATCTTCTTTATCATGTTCTGGAATGTTAAAAAAAGGATTCATATCTGGATTAGGACAGCTCATGTAGAATATGTACTGATAGATTTTTAAATAACTATCAGGATAATTTTCCATAATAGCATTTAAAAAAGGTAAAGCATAGCAATGTTCTGATGGTATTACTTTGCTGTTCTGGATGTCAAATAGTCTTACTAACATAATTAAGTTAATGTTGGATTCATAAATGCAACTATTGATGCATAAGAGTTTGAACTATAAATTACTGTTACAGAACCAAGTAAAAATATTTGTACTAAACCCGGTACATAATCATTTGCTACAGCATCCCAAACATAACCCACTGCAACAATATTAATTGGATTTATACTCATTGGTTTTTGAGTATCTGTACTCCAATATAAGGATGTTGGAACAGCGGGACTATTTCCTGGTTGATTTTGTAATTGTACTTGTGTAATTGTTACGCTTGCCATAATTGTTATTTTTTAAATAGTTCTTTAAAATCATCATATCCAATTTTTAAAGTAACTGGATTTAATGAACCTTTCAATAATACATCAGTGTAGTCTTTTTGATGTTTATCTGTAGCATGATGAAAGTATTCTTTAAAATAACATACATCATCTAGTTCAATTGTGATTTTAGTATTTTCAAATCTAAAGTCTGTTGGAACTTTAGAATATTTTGACTGTACCGCCAATGCTAATATAAATTCTTTTTTTGCCATAATTTTACTTATTATCTTTTAACCACATCATTAATGAATTAACTTCATCTTTCAAATAGGGAACTTCATACATTTTGATTTCATCTAAAATAGGTTCTCCATTATAGTGTTCATTTATTGGATATCCATTTGCGTCTTCACCAATCTGTTTAAACTTAACATGTTGAATTGTAAGTTTACCAATCTTTAAAGAAGGGTTATGCTTTTTAATAATATACGCATAAATACTGAGCTGTAAAGAATAATGTATTAAATTACAATCATCTAAGTGATTAATAGGTTTAAACATTTTACTTGTAATACCCTCCCAATTAGTATATCCCTTTTCTTTAATTTCTTTATTGGTCTTATAATCATTGATATTAATATAACCATCTACAACTTCTACAACATCTGCTTGGCCACAAAGTCCTACAGATTTTAAATAAACTAAATGCTCTGGATATACACCATCAGTTAGTTTTTGTTCTGGTGCTAATTTAATACCCTCATCATTTATAAGTGGTTTGATAATAGGTACTTCAATTCCATTACGCTCAATAGTTTTAAAATCAAGCATATCAGATTCTCTTTGATTATGATAGAAATTACCAAGATTAATGGCTCTTTCTGTTTCATTATCCCAAGCCTCTATTATTTGTTCTGCAGTCATACCATACCACTTAGACTTTTTATTCTTTGCGGATTTTTTAGCCTGTCCTTCTTTATCAAACTTAGGCTTAAACTTACTTACAAGAGATGTAACACTTAACCATTGGATGTTATCCTCTTCTACACTTTCATAAGTGTGTCCATCTTCTTTAAATATTATAGCCATTATTTTACTTTTAAAAGTTCATTTGATAAAGTACCTACTATAGGATCATTAGTTGTTGTAGAATAATAATATGGATTTGCAGTAGTACCATTAGGTACACCAAGAAAGGGTTGAAATACTGTATTAGTATTTCTATCTTGTTTATCAAACATCATAGCTTTAATTTCAGCTTGTAAAAGAACTGATGCTGCTTCTGTAGTTATCATTTTATATTCTAAAAGATGATTTACTATTTCTGATACTGTCATAATTTTAATTTTTAATTTGTTGATTTACTTTTTCTTCTAACTCTTCAGTCATTAAAGAATCCCAAAATCCTTTAGGACAAGAGGTTGATAATGACCTGACTTTAAATGCAAGACTACATCCACAATCTGAACAACAAGGTTGTGTACCTGGAGCTAAACAATGATCTCCAGAAGCATCAAATAAAGAACACTTGATGCATACTTGAAATCTATCTGTAGCTACAGCTTCAATATGCTCTTGTTTAAATATATTATTTTTAATTCCTTCAACAATATGATCTGCATTTTTAAATGCATTCAAGTATTTTTTCCATTTACCATTCATATTACTTTATTTTAAATTGTTTTTTTGTTAATATATCTGCTTCCATTTGATCTAATGCTTTACACATTTGTTCAATATTGCTTTGTATAGTTTCACTTTGAGCATAACCATTGTATGTTCTTTTAGTCAAATTACCCAGCATACTTTTATTTTTTTTAATTGAGTTTTCTAATTTAGTCTTTCTTAAATAAAAGGTCCCCAATCCATCTACGTTTATCCTGGGATATTCCAGTGCAGATAATTTTTTTCTTAATTTACTAAAATAAAAAGATATAAAATCATCTACTACTTGTGGGTGTACACCAACTTCATCAGCTATACCCTCTTTAAAGTCCTTATGCTTCTTGGGATTCACGGCCTAGTATCTTATAGTCTAACAATACCAAACCATCTATTTGAACATTAATAGTTTTATTAATTGAAATAGTCTTTTTATTTACACCATTCTTTACTATTAATTTTTTCTTTTCTGCTTTTGCTAAAGCATTCCTAGCTGATTGTGGACTTTTAAATATTTCTTGTTCAGTTAAAAATATACAAAATTTAGTTAATTCAATTTTTGGTTGCTTGGATAATTCCATTAAACATTTAAGATCTGAATTACTAATTAAAATATTTTCAAAAAAACAATACGTAAGTATCTGATACTTAATGGTTTCATTAATATCTACTTGTAATTTTAAATCTACTTTGTTTACTATAGCCATTATTTTAAACTCATTATCATATCAACTAAGTCAGGGTGAGGATAGCAATCAAACTTATCCTTTCTTACATTGGTATGTGTTAACAATCCTTTGATTTTACCACTAGCAGCATCTTCATTATATTCAAATCCTTTAATGGCACCATGTTTTGCTATAAGTTGTTTTAAACCCAACCTTACATCAATACTATCTCTTTCAGCAACATACTTAATCCACTTTTCAGTTTCTTTAATTTGTTTCTCAGAATATGCATGCCAATTTAAAAATCCTCTAAATGCTTCTTTTAATGTTGTTACTTCATCTGGGTGAGCAACAGTTCCCACATAGGTTTTATAATCTTTAGTTAATTGTCCCATTGAACAAATTTCTAAACCTACAGAGTGTCTATTCATCCAACCTGATTTAGTTAAACCTAAATGCCAACCTTGACTTCCTGTTGGAAAAGCTTGAACCATTTGACCATCATATTTAGCATCACCATTACGGTGACTTTTACCACCTAAAACAAACTCAGTTGCTATTTGACCCCTATCATCTGTATTCCACATATCAACACAAGCATATGGATTATTTCCACCTGCCGTATGATGTAAAAATATATATTCATTTTTAATAGGCCCTTTAATGTATTCTTTAGGAGACAAATAATGCTTATGAATTATTTGATCATAATTAGTTTTAAAGTATTGACCAAATATATCTGAGTCTTCATCAATAGCTTCTTGCAATGTAGGTACTTTGTTAAACAACAATGTCCACATGTCTGCATCTACTATTCCTGTAACTGGAAGATTATTGGATAGTTGGAATCTAATTACAGCTTTTTCTGTTGCCGGTCCAAACTGCGCATCCTGCTTTAATAAGAGTTTAGATTGGAGGGTCTGGACATCAGGTCCAGAATCCCCCCTTTTTAGCATCTTCATAGTTTAGTCTATTTGAGATGCAGCATTTTCCATTGCCTCTTTAAAAGCTCTTGCTTCTTCTGAATCAACTGGTACTTGCCCACCTTCTTTTTGAGAAGCATAGGCTTGTGCCATATACATTTGAGCCTGTAATCTTTCAGCTCTTGATTTCTCAATAGTAGCTAAAAGCATTTCATACTCTGCTTGTACTTCTAAATGTGGAATGTTGTCTTTGTAGAATGCACTGATTTCTTCTCTACGTGCATTTAGTTCTTCTTTAGTTAGAATAGGTTCTTTCTCATCTAAAGGATTGGAGGTTTTTAATTGTGCCATTTTTTATTTTTTTAGTTAAACAATACATTGCAAATATATAATAATAGTTTAAATAAAAAAAGTTTAATGGATTTATTTTTAAATTCTATTCTTTTCTAATAAAGTAATTACGGTTTTCAGTTCTGACGCTTTATTGAAAACAATATCTCCGTCTAAAACATCAACGCTCCACTTACCAACTTTAGCTTCATCTGAATCACTGTCATTAGATAAGAAGCCCACTTTACCCACATCCTTAGTATAATAATACCAAGGTTGTGAGCTTCCGCTTGACTCAGGTGTTTCATCAACACGCTCAAATCCTAATTTAATTAAATCAATTTCCTTCATTTGGTTCTAACTTTAATAGCACTAATTCTTTAACGTGCTCAATTGCACTTTCTTGATCAGGAAATTTAGCCACTAATTCTTGATTAGCGTAAACCCTAAACTCTTCCACATCATTAACCCAAGCCTGTGTAATATTAATTTTCATTATTTTTTCTTTTTCTTTTGAGTTCCTTTAGGCATTGGGGGATTTTCTTTGTGCCATTTCTTTGTTGCTGCTACACCTTGTTTAATAGTTTTAGCCCCAGCTTTTTGGGTAAGATTAATTTTATCCCACTTACCTTTATTTATACTAGGATGGTCTACAATGATATCCCCCGGTTTACCTTTACCTACTTTGTTGGCTTTTTTGTAAACCACATGCTTTTCATTTCCTGCGGTTAACTTAGCCATTACTTCTTCTTTGTTTTCATAGCTCCACCCATCTTAGCTTTCATGGCACCGCCCATTCCGTATTTCATAGAACCACCCATGCTAGCTTTAGGTGCAGAACCTCCCATTTTTTTCTTAGGTGCAGCACCACCCATACCATATTTTATTGCACCACCTTTGCTTTTCATAGGGGGAGCAGTAGCAGTATCCTTTGTTATTTTAGGAGCAGAATAAGTATTCATACCTATTTGACCATTCGTTTGTGTTTTAGGTCTATTAGCTTCTGATAATCTGCCTTCTTTATAAACACCTGCTGGTGAAAAATATTCAGAAGGTTTTCTATCTAGGTTTTCATTAATTTTTTTTTGTTGAGCTTCTCTAATTTCTGCACCAGATTGTGCTTTGCCTGTACCACCACCATATTTTTTGTAACCCATTTTGTTTCTAACTTCTGTTGGAAGTTTAGCTAATCCTTTTTTACCAGCTGGTACATCTTTCATTGCTCCACCTTTTTCCATTTTAGCTTTCTTAGCTTTTACAGAACCACCTTTTTTCATCATTGTTGAGTCAGACATCATAGTTCCGCCCATTTGCATTTTCTTTACAGTTTTCATAATTTTTATTTTAAAGTTTATTTTTTACAGTTATCTAAATTTTGCAGCTTTCTTAGCCACAGATTTTGGTTGCTTTACGAATTGTTTTCCTTTGGCATTACCTGCTGCCTTGGCTTTATTAGTAGCTGCTTTCTCAGAAGCACTTAATGCATCCCATGCTGCAGAAGGCAAATACCTTTTCTTACCTTTAGACGGTTTCCCGTCTGAGGTCTTCCATTTCTCATTACCCCACTTCTTAAGTGATTCTTGTGATTTAGCTAATGCCATTACTTTTTCTTTATTTTATTCTGAACTGTTTGAGACAGTTCTTTCAAATGAAATAACTTTACACTTGTTTTACCATGTGTCTTTCCTGAATGCAATGAACCATCAGGCATTTTATGACTACCACCTTTATAAAGTGTACCATCTTTCTTGTAGTGATTTACGCCTTTCATTTGTATCCTCCTCCTGCTTTTTTATATTGAACAGCAAGTAGTTGTGCTTTACGTGCAGACCACTCACCAGGATCACCACCCTTTGTACCCGCCTTAATCTTATTAAAAAGAGTCTTACGCATTCCCGGTTTGGTGTAGTTACCTGCAGCGTTTACTTTTGATTTTGCTTTTGCCATTACCATTTTACTTTATCGGCCCAGTACGCTGCAGACATTTTGCCTTTAGCAATATTTGCCCCGTGTCTAGCCTTGAATGATTTCTGTCTAGCCTTATCTTTTGGTGTGCTAGGATTTGCCCCGGCACCACTCACACCTTGTTGGCCAAATCTAATTGTCTTTACAGTAGCACCTTCTTTAGCCACAACTACATGTGACTTAGTTGGATGTGACGGAGTACGTTTTGGTTTATTGTAACCGGCCACCCCTGCACTTGCTAACCTAGAGTCTTTTTTAATTGCCATCTTTTATTATCTATTAATAATGCTTCTATAGGAATAATATACAAATTAATTAGACAAATATAAAATAATTTTCACAGAACTTTATTACGGGAACTCAAAAAAATTTTTTGTCCCCAAAAAAAATAATGGTTTTTATAAATGTTATGTGTATTGCATTGGTGGTACCTACTACCAAATTGCTCCCCAGCTAATTTTTGCGGTGAGGGTACCCCCGCGTCTGTGGTACCCAAAAAATAAATAAAATAAAATATCATGAGTGTTTTCTTCAGAAAATTAAGAATCAATGAGTCTACTGGAACAGCAACTATCATTGCTACAGACAGACCAATCACAAGCAAGCAAACTACACTTGCTGGAATGAACGTGGGCACACGCACACAAGGTAGTGTAAACTTTGG